CACCATGACCCCCACCTTTTCACCACCGGAGCTAATTGTCAATGTGCAGGGCCTCGACTGGCCTGCAAGCCTTGGGTACTTTACCCTTGTAGGCCCTGTCAATAAGCAAGGCACCTGGCGCTGGTATGAACGTCATCACAACGGCACCATCGAACGCATTAAGGTTGACCACCAATTGCAACTCCTGGAATCATGACCACCACCTCCGACTTGCCCGACTTTCGCGCCTTGTGCGCGGAGATGCTGGAAGTTATCGAAGGCGAATATGAAGGCACTGGTGTGTGCTACGAGCTGCGGCATCGCGCCCGCACCGCCCTAGCCACCGCACCGCCGGAGCCACCGACGGATGATGAACTGAGTGACTTGTGGACTATTTACGACGGGATTGTTGATTTGCGCGACTTTGTTGTTATTGCTCGCGCCGTCATTGAGAGGTGGGGCGCCAAGTGACCCCACGCGCCAGCTACGGGATGGCCAACCCCAACTCCTTCTTCGACGCCAAGACCGTGCGCGAGATCCGGTTGCAGCATCTATGTGATGGCATCGCTGCATCCCAGATTGCCCGGGACCTAGGGGTGAACGTGTCCTGCATCAGCAGGATCGTGAATTGGAAGTCATGGGCGCATCAGGATGAAGACCTGCGCGCCATCCCGAAGCCTATCCATAAGGGTGGCGGGGATTACCACCAGCTCAAGCCTGAGGGGTACGTCAAACCTGCACCTCCACAACGGCTTACCTGTCGCAGCTGCCTCCACCTGAACAACAACACTGGCGTCTGTGACTTTGGGTTCCCCGAGAGCTTGACCTCGGCGTACACGTTCGCAGCAAAATGCAATGTCTACCAACCAACCAACAATGGATGATCTTATCAACGAGCCACCGCACTACCGCCAAGGTGGTATCGAGTGCATCGATGCAATCGAGGCTGCACTGACGCCCGAGGAGTTCCGCGGCTACTGCAAGGGGAATGCGATCAAGTACATCTGGCGCGAACGGCACAAGGGGCAGGATAGCTCGCTGGCAAAGGCCGCATGGTATCTGGCCCGGTTGCTCGGCTAGAGCTCACCAGATACCCAGCGTGCGATTGCCCATTCACGGTTTGATGTCCAGAACGGCTGCTGGCGATACCAGTCCACCCAATGCTTGTGACCTTTTTGGCTGTTGCACATGAAGCAGCAGCTGATGAGGTTCTCGCGGACGGTGAGGCCGCCGAACACCTTCGGCACAACGTGATCAAGGGTGGGGCTGCGACCTAGGTTTTCGCCGCAGTAGGCGCACTGATAGTTCCAGGCGAGGTGGATCTGATCACGCGCCGAGCGTCGGGTGACGAGGCGGGTTTCGTCAATGTGTGCTTTGTCCACCGAGATCGAGCGGCAGGGGCAAGGCCTCGACTAAAAGGTCAAGGATGTCGTCGTCGTTGCCGATGTGCTCTGTAATGCGGCTGTAGATGTCAGCCGGCAGCTCGTCTGGGTTGGTGTCTGAGCGGTAGATCACCTTGGCGGTGATCTCGATCAGGAAAGCCTGCATGGGATGACCGCCGCTTGGCCAACCTTAACGGACGCAACGGGCTGGGCAGGTGTGACGGATTGTGAACAGGCCGCCATGAGCGGGGATGATGCGCCGCCGGTGGGGTAGGATTCACACATCAACCGCCACCGACCGATGACCACCTTCACCGCTCTTTGCCTCGACGACTCAGTGACCACCTGCGACTGCTGCGGCCGCACCGATCTCAAGGCCACCGTGCTGATGCAGTCCGATCTGGGCGAGGTGGTCCACTTTGGTCAAGTTTGCGCCGGCCGCAACAGCGGCAAAACCCGCCAGCAGGTCACCAAGGAGATCCGCGCCGAGCGCGATGCTGCCCACGGCCGCGCCAGCAATCGCCTGATGGACCTGCGCCGCGCCGGCATCAAGATCACCCGCCAGATCGTTGACGAAGTGGCCGCCAGCTTCAGTGCTAATGCGACCATCCTGATCCGCCAGTGGGTCTAACCCTCACCGGGCCGCTCCGGCGGCCCTTTCCCTACCACCCATGAACCACCCTGTATTGAAGTCCAACCTGTTGACGCCTGCTGGCCGCAAAATTGCCGAGGCAGTTTGCCTTGACCGGGCCGGGTTTGAAGCCCAGCACGCGAAAC